AGCAGTTAGAATTGCTGTAAAGCCAGCTATAAGAGCAGTAGCTGGGTTTGCGTACATAGCAAGACTTAAGGCTTTGACCGCTAATGTTACTTTTGGTATTGAAACTGCCAATGCGATAAACGCAGGTATAAGAAGAGCATCCATGTTATTTGCAATCTTACCCATAGCAGCAGCAAAACCAGAAAATCCATTGGTTAGTTTTTGCACATCACCAACAATAAATTGAAAATTATTTCTTAAAGCTACGCCAGCCTGCCCAAGAGTCATTGGCATTTTTGTAATCTGATCATTGGTTTCTTCCATGCCAGCAATCAAAATCGGCATTACGACTTCTGCTGTAAGTTTTCCAGCATGACCAAACTCTCTAAGTTTACCAATGGTAAGCCCTAAACCATCAGCTAACATTTTTGTTAAGATGGTGTTGTTTTCCATGACAGAACGCAACTCATCTCCTCTCAAAGCTCCTGAAGCTAAGCCCTGTGCCAATTGACGAGCAGAGTTATTTGCCTCTTGTGCATGAGAGCCAGCAATAATAAAAGTATTAGCAACAGTTTGAGTTGCATCAGCAACATCTCTTTGGGTTGCACCCAAATGCTCTGTTGCCAAAGCAAGTCTAGTGTAAAGCATAGCCACAGCATCAAAATCTGACCTTGAATCAGAAGCTATTCGCCTCATATGATTCATGGCTATTGCTGTTTTTTCTGCACTACCAGTCAGAGCATTCATCCTGTTTTCAACGCCTATCATGACGTTGGCAGCATTTACAATTTCTCTAACACTAAAAGCAGCGACAATAGTATTTCTTAGTTGAGCAAGAGCTTGGCTTGTTCCCCCAACATTTTTCTTAAAGCTATTAATAGCTTTTGCCGATTTATCATTACCAATAATAGAAAAATGAATATCGCTTTTACTGAGTCCTGCCACTTTTTTCTTCCTTTATTTCAAGATAAGCTAACCAGCCCTGAAATTCTTCAACAGTCATTTCTTCAATTTCTGCCAAAGTTTTATTTAACTTTTCAGCTAAAGCATACCTAACGTATAGCTGCTTATCTTGTATTACTTTTTTTTAACTTCTTCCTGTGAAACATTGTTCATCATTTCACTGGAAACTCTAATTAATACGTCCCTGTCTACCCTCTCCAATAAGGTTTTCTTATCAGCGATTGTAAATAACTTTTCACCAGCTTCATCTAATGCTTTGTAAATTAAAACATATGATAAAAGCTGAACATCATCATCTTGAGCCATTTTCATGAACTTAGAAGTCTCTGAAAGAGTGATGGGTCTGCAATAAATCATTAATGGATTATCGCTATCTTCACCCCATTCAGGGACTTCTATAATTCTTGTTTCTAAGCCATCAAAATGTTTTCTTGCGTTATCTATTGCTGACATTTTTATACAGTGCTTTCTGTTAGAGCACCATTGCCCTGAACTGAAATACTAGCTTCAACCAAACCATCGTATGAACCACTTCTTGAGACACCAGTTACAATGGCTGAGCCACCATAATAAGTATCGCCAGTGGTATCGCCTTCAGGATAAATATTTAAAGTTACTTCTGACCCAATGCTTAAAGCACCTTGACCAGATGTATCAGTTTCATCCCAAAAAACATCTAAACTTCCTGAGAAAGAAGTTAATGATGGTTTATACGTTTTAGCAGAATCACCCATTGAAGTATCTTCTAAAGTATCAGCAGATTCTTCGATTGAGTAAGACCTAATTTCAGCCACAACATTTGTTGAACCGACTTTAACGATTCCCTCACTTCCTTTATGTGTTGCCATTTTCTACCTCGTCTTTCGACTTTTCTTTAGAAAAAGATTTAATTTTATCTTTCGATGGGGCTGCTTTTTCTTTCCAACCCTTATTCAATAAAGACTCAACCTTACTAGGATGAGCGTTTATAGAAACTTTTCCGTCTGGACTAATCATTTTCATAATTACCTCCTTTAAACCGCTACATCAGGAGCTTTTTCCTTGACATAGTAGTTAGTTAAAAATGTGAGTGAGACGTAACCCAATGGTTTCTCTCCCTCAGCGTTAAACTCTATTTCTGTGGACTCTAAGTATGTATCCTTAGCTAGTCCATCCAAAGTTCTGTCAGCAGCAATTGCTGCTTCAACTTCTTTGCTTATTGTATCAATAGTATCATCAAAGTTGCTAGTGGCTTTAGTATAACCTTCAACAACAACTGATAGTAATCTACTCATCACTCTGTCAGTTCCAATAACAATTGGCTCAGATTCTTCTGATTTAGTATAAATAATTAAAGCTGGTAAATTTGCATTTTCTAGTGGATAAACCCTAGATTGGTAAACATTAGAACTAGTTGTGGTTAAACCTGTTAATAAAGTTCCAAACTTTTCCCTGATTTGTTGTCTAATATGATTTGCCATTATATTTCCTCAAGCATTAAGGCAGAAAAACCTGTTCTGTCTGCTTGTATGTTTACCACTGTATAATTTTGAGCTGCTTTTAAAATATTTCCTTCCACATCAGTAATTGCACTAACATTTAAGGTATTTCCAAAAGCTATGTTTGGCACATCTATTGTTCTGCAATAAGCAATAGGGCTTAGAGCCTCTACACCCATTCCATTATCTAATTCTGTGTATTCATTGTTTAAAATGATACTTATTGTTGAAGAGCTGCCATTATTACTATATACAGCACTTACTGCATGACCATAATTTATATCTAAATAAGACAACATATCTTCCTCTGTTTCCATTCTGTATTGAGACATTATTGCTCCTCTAATACAACTGAAACCAAGCCTGTATTATCAGGCTCAACTGTTTTAACTAAAAATGTAGTTTCAGGCTTTAAAACATTGCCTCTGTTTGTTGTTATTGCGTTTACAACAAGTTTATCTTCTTGAGAAATATATGGTGCATCTGTGGCTTTAAGAATTGCTCTTGGCTGATAGCCAGCAACAGGCACAGAACCGCCTTCTATATTAAAATATTCTTGATCTATGATAATGTTGATATTGGTTGTGTTTCCACTGTCAATATCGAACCATGTATCAATAAGTCCAACTCTCTGATCCCATAAAGAATTTTGCACCTCGAAGAATGTAGCAGTAACTCCATGACCTGTATTTATGTCTACATAGGAATTAAAATCTGCTGCACTCTCGATGGGCATGATTTACTTTTTAGCTCTTTTCTTTGGAGCTGGAATCTCTGATGTTTCTAAACCTACACTTCTTTCAACTTGTTTAGCTTTGGGTTTTTCAACATAAATTTCTGCTTTATTATAAGCACATAAAGAATATCCTTCGCTTTCTGCCATCTCAACTACATCACCAGAATGTACTTTCATGCGATTAGCTACAGTATCTTTTAAAATTAAAAATTTCTTCATATTTAAGGTGGTGGGGTTTCCCCCACCATTCCATTTAAGCATTACTAATTATTAGTCGCTTGATTTACAGAAAGACACAGCGTGTCTAACAGCCACATCACAAGTTTGCAAAGCAACGATTCTTACAGAACCAGTGTTTGACAAGCTGTAAGGGTCAACTGTGATATCAAGAGAGCCATAAAGACCAATTAACAAGTCAGCAAAATTACCGAAGTAAAAATCGCCTGAAGTTACTTGGTTGCTTCGTACTACATTGTATCCATTCATAAGACCATCTGGATTCACAACAAACTGACCAGAACCTGAGTCCTTGCTTACAGTTTTGAGTGAGCCGTAGTCAGCAGGAGTACAAATGTATGACAAGTTGCCGATTAGGGCATTGTCAGCAGCAACGAGGCTTTCCATAGCAACAATTTCAGCAAATGTTGGGCTAGCAGCAGCAAAGGTACTTGTGTTAATACCAGAAGTATTAAGAATACCAGTAGGCTGTCCACTTGTGCCAGAACCAGCTAAAGCACCTAAGTCAATTGCAAGAGCAAGAGCTTGTGTTAGGTCATCTCTAATTAGATTCTCAACATCTAGTGAAGATTGTTGTAGTAACAATCTAGTTGCATCAGTGAAAGCACCGATAACTTTAGGAGACATTGTTACTGAACCTGAAGTGAATTCACTTTCAGTAGCAGCAGACCCTTCAGTTGCAATCCATGCACCTGATGAAGCAGCAGTCTTCTTAGGTATTACAACATTTCCTTGTAATCCACGAAGCATAGTTGCACCAGCTTGCATTACTGAAGATTGATTTCTCAATACGTCAATAAAATCGCCAGCTCTGTAGTCTTCTGCGATAAGAGTAGAATCATCAGATGAGTTCATGTCTCTTTTCCAGTTTCTTAGAACGTCTGCAGGAAGCATAATGCCTTGAGCAGTTTTACCTTGCTCTCTAGCAGCAGTTTCTGAACATTCAAATTCAAATTCTGCTTCTCTTTGTGCTTGTCTGTCTGTAGGGTTAGCCAAAGCTCTAATAGCTTTAATTAAGCTAAATCTTTTGACTTCCTGTTTAGTCATGCCAATTTCTGAAGGAGTCTCAAGTGGAGTGTTGTTAGAAATGTTTTCTAGCAATACGCCTCTAAATTCTTCAACAGAGATACCATCAGCAATCGCCTTGTTCGCTAAATCTCTTTTATTGTGTCGAGCAGCTAAATCAATGATTTCTTTAGAATTTCTTTTGAATTCAGATTTTGCTTCGTCAATAGTTTGAGTTCTAACTTCTTCAAGATTAATTTCTTGATTTTCCATAGTTTTTACCTCTATTTTTTGAGTTATATTTTGTTTATCTTTAGAACGCCCAACTCCAACAAGCCTTGATTGATCAGCAGGAACAGAAACGGAAGATACTTCCATTGGTGTCCAATTTGCCTTATAAAAAGTCTCGTCATTGCGTTGGAATCGCTCCAGTTTATCTATTCTGTAGCCCACAGAGATATTCATGCGAATACCATCTTTTACGTCTTCAAACACTTCACGAGCTAAGGCAGATTTACCAAATCTAACCACTGCTATTGTCCTCTTAGCAGTCTCATCCAGTTTGAATTCTTCAATCACACCAATTTGCTTAGTCATATCATGATCAAGCAGCAATGGTGCTCTTCCAGATGAAATAAACTCCATGTTTATATCACCTTCAGAATGTCCCAGCACTTCCATGCCAAAACTTCTTTCAACAGGTTCTTCAGAAGAAACTCCAACTCTAACTCTACGATTTTCATCATCAATGTGAGAGGCTCTGGAAAGATCGACAGTCCTATATTTCATAGGCATCTCTAAAACCTTTCTTTCTTTCTCTTCTTGATCAATCATAGAAACTTCGTCAGTCATTTCTAATTCTTCACCTTCTTCTTCTACATCCTCATGCTTCTCAAACTCAACGATAACAGAGTTATCAGTTTCAGAAACGCTGAGGATATGTCTATCTTCTTTTAACATAGTTTTCTCCTCAGTATTTTCTACTGGATGTACTTCTGATTCTAATGAATCAAAACTTGTTTGTATTTTATTTTCTTCTTTCATTATTCGTCATCTCCGCCCTGTATCTTTGCTTCAACAGGAAGTTTAGAGCCAAAAGGTTGATAGGCTAGTTCAATGCCATACTGTTTAGCTAATTCTATTTCTTTTTGATGTTGTTCAAATAATTCTTCTGTGTCTCTGCCATATGATGCACTAATATCAGAATAGGTCATTGTTCCATTTTGTAAACCAATAACATTGGCTTGCATTTCTTTTAATGGGTCAATCCAAGCAAATGATCTTGGTATGTAATTAACTGATCTAGCAAACTTATCAATTTTTCCCATTGGGAGGTTGATGTAGCCTGTAGAAACAGTCATTTCTAACCATGATTGAAATACTGGGTTTACAAAATGCTCAATAACAAATTGTTGATATATTTGGTACATACTGCGATCTTCTAAAGCACCTTGTCTGATAGATGAATAATTAACAGAAGTTAAATCATTAGACAGTGAGTGATAAGAAATATTTAAACCTGAAGCAATGCTTCTTAAAACATTGGTTGTAAAAGACTCAAACGCTGATGTCGGATGATTTGGCTCAAAGGCTTTAAAATCCATCCCTGCTGGAAGCTGCTCAAAGACCCCTGCTTGAGCGTTCATTGTTGGGTTGAAAGTATTCTCATACTCGCCATCACCAACGTAACCATCGCCATCTGGAGAGGTGAAGAAGCCCATTTTAGATGCCCCAACTCTTGCAGCAACAATTTCTGCCTCAAGATATCCGTTAAGCATTTTTACATTAGCCATAGCAGTCGCAACTAAAGACACACCTCTGGTTTGTTCAGCTCTACTTGGTAAGTAAGCGTGAATAATCTCATCAGCAAGAACTCTAATGTGTTCATTTTGATTTAAATAAGTTCTATCGTATGGATGGTTCTTATAAAGATGATAAGCAATAGGTTTGTCATTTTCATCAACCTCAACACCCATCTTGATCTTATTGCCAGTTTCTTTGTAGACATCATTCTTATTTTCATCTAAATGATCTGATTCTAAGAATTGCAATTTAAAACCAAAAGGTGAGTTTGGTTCTTTTATTTTTCTAATTAAAACTTCGCCATCTCTAGCTAAAGATTCTATAAATATTTTTTGACAGTCTAAAAAAGACAATCTTCCATTGGTTGTGCAACTTCCAAGCTCACACCATTGTTTCCAAGCATCTTCAATGAGCAGGTTAGCCCCAATATCCAAAGAACCATCATTGTTCCTTGCTTTGGAGCTAACTCTTATGCCATGCTTTCCGATAACATTCGACACCATCAAGTTGAGGTATCTCGCAATATAGCTATCGTTCCTAGCTAACTCTCTCGCCCTATCTCTTAGGATTCTTATGTTATCTTTTATTTCAGCATCAGCACTTGTAGAGCTAGTTACAAAGTCTGCAAACAATCTTCCAGTGTTCGCTCCAGTGTAACTTCTTTGATAAGCCTTGCTTTTTTGTTTTTTAGGGGTGTTACCACCTAATATTCTGTTGTACCAAGCCATTATGTGAAACTCTTAGGTGTAAAGCCAGTTCCACCACCAAAGTTTACTTTGATTGTGTTTCCTGAGCCTCTTTTGTTTTTAATTCTTAATTGTTTAACTTCTTTTAGATATTCAGCCCTGTATCTAGCTCTAAAAGTTAACAACTCATCAATGGACAGTCTTGATAAAGACCTTCCT